TCCCAGATAAGCCAAATATACAGCAAAAGAAAAGGGGGCGCAAGGCCCCCTTCCCAAATAATCAAAATAAATTGATTAGTACGAGCTGAAGATGCCCAGTGGGTCAGACCAACCGAACGAATAACGCTCACGAGACTTGTAACGAACGTTACCAGTGTCGAAGTCGCCGTCCATGCTGTTTTGCAAGGGGATACGTTCGAAGTGTTTCAGACCGTTAGGCACATCAGTTGTCAAGAACCAAGTGTTGGTCGATGTCAAGAAGTGGTTAACAGCGTAACCTTCAGGAATCGAACCGTTGTTCTTGATGGCGTTGATGTCGTTGTTGTTTGTACCAACGCGCAACTCGGTTTCGAGCAAGCGGGTAGCAACGAACATCAGGCTTGGAGGAACAACCAGTTTCTTGGGTTTAGCGGCGATCAACAGACCACGTTCATCTGTCCACGCAGCGATTTGAATCACGGCTGCTTCGAGAGCAGTTTCGTTCAAGTCAGAGGGTGTCGAGAAAGTGTTGCTGTTAGTGCCACCGTTAACCAAGGGGTGAGCTGTAGAGAATAAAGACACACCGTCACCGCCGGTGTAGGCAGCGTTGTAGCCGTTGTTCAAAACTGCAGCAGCCTTAACTTGCTTGGTGTAAGCCATGGCACGAGCCAAGCCTTTGGTGTAGCGAGCAGACAAGCTGTCGTACAAGTTATCTTCGATCGCTTCTTCAGTGATCGAGAAACCCAAGGCGATGGTTTCGTGGTTGTAGCGAGCAGTCCATGCTTCTTGTGCGTTGTCATAAGAAATCGCTGTACCTTCATTCTTCACAGGAGCTGCGGAGAAGCCGGACAGTTTGGTTTCTTCTTCGAACGAACGTTCAGAAGTTTCGGTTTCATAAATTTCTTTATGTTCTTCGCCGTAACGAGCGTACTCCAAACCGAACAAGGCGTTCAGGCCGGGGAGCAATTCCTTCAATAGTTGTGCACGTGAAATAGCCATTTTAAATTACTCCTTAGACGCCAGCACTGTTGGTCACGCCGATGAAACCTTGGTTCCACACGACTAACACTTCAGGATAGCCAACAAACGAAATTGCAGTACCAGATGCCAAAGTAACTGCGCTGGAAACGGTAACGGAAGTGCCGTTCACGTTGGTCACAGTGATGTAGTTACCTTGAGCAGAACCAGTGCCACTAGGAGCAATCAATTGCATACCGGGGCTGATGGCGCTGTTAGAAGCGGTCAAAGTCACAGTAGTGCTAGAGCCAGAAGTAGAACCAGTAGCGGTCACAGTCACAGCAGTATCTTGCACAACGCTAATTACGCGGAAGGGCAGTGCGCTAGTAACACGGGTGTTACCAGAAGTACCGCTCGAAACTACGCCACCAGACATAGCCAAAGCTGAGTCGCCGGTGTTGGTATTGCCGCTGTTGCCAGTGATGGCATACAGGTTGGTACCAATAAAGTTAGCAGATGCATAGCCGACTGTAGTACCAGTGTTGGCCAACGATGTACCTTGAACGGTCATCACAGCCTTGAACACAGCACGTGGGTCGTCAATCACATAAGCAATTGCGTTGTTAGACACAGTGTTGGCGGGCCAATATTGAGCACGCACGGTTTGACCCGACGAGTTCACATATTCGCAACCAACGAAGATACCCAAAGTGCCAGCGGTAGCTGTACCGGGGGTAGAGGCGGCAGACATAGCCGTAGTAACAACAGTACCGCCAGACAACTGGACGATATCGCCGTAGAACAAGCCGGTTGAGTAGCCGGTGGCAATGGGGTACGAACGGGTGCTGCCAGCATAGGGCAAACCGCCGAACTCACTGACCGCCTTTAGCCCGTATGGGGCTGGAACGATAGGATAAGCCATTTAAAACTCCATAAGTTATTTAGAACCAGAACCAAATGCGCTGCCACGTGTTGAAGAGGACTTGCGGTCCGAAAACAACGGCATGCGCGGATCTTGCTGACGCATAAAATTATTGTCCACTGATTCCATCTGGGATTGGTTTTGACGGTTGTAGTAGTCCATCATCGCTTCAAGGCGTTCGGTTGGCATCTTGCACAACATCAAACCGCCAATTTCAACGTTTCCGTTCTTGTCACCAGTCAACATCAACTCAGGATGGTCAGCTGCTTTCACCGGTTCCCAACCTTCGCGCATCTTACGAGACACGTTAGTTGGTTCTTCCTTACCCATAAGCGACGTCATAATCCATCGAAATGACACGCCCGGGATGGGAGTTGGATCGGGCAAGTGTGCTGCTGGTTTGTAATCATAACGAGCAGACTTTTCGCGTGACACGAGGTCACGATTAACGCGGTTATCAGTAGCCATTTTATTCCTCCAGTTTTAAAACTTCTTTAGCATATTGCTGATTTGACAGGCCAAACTTTCTTGCTAACGCTTCTTGCGTTTTAGAGAGTTGGATTGTCTTCTTTGCAGTAGAACGTGTTGCCGGTGCAACCACGCTTGCTGTTTTACGTGGAGATGGCTCTGCGCTATTACGCGTTTGTGTCCCGCCGAACAATTCGGGGAACGTGCTTTTTATGCGTGCATCGAGTGCACTGAAATATTCATCCGACTGCGGGTTGTAGCCCGATTTGACTAGTTTTGAATGCAGCCCTAGTGCAAAGCTGGAAATTTCTTCGTATTGTGGATCCCCAAACCACTGGTTATTAGCTTGCCAGCGCAAAGTTTTTTCGTCCAATTGGACTGGTTGAGGAGTTCTAGGTTGCTGTTGTACCGGATTTTCCTCAATTTGTAAAGAGGTTGGCTTAAAATTATTTGCCGCCGCCATACGCATTTTGGCATCAGTCAGGGCTTCTTGAGCCGCAATGATGGCATCGGTATCAAACGCTTCTTGCGCCGCCTTCAAGTTCTTACGAGCCATCTCTAAAGACTGCTCAGCCGAACTCTTCAACGTAGTCGCGTACTCTTGCGAACCTGTATTAACGTACTGTTTGAGTTGTTTGTTTTCACTCAAGAGCTGATGCGCCATCCGTTCCAGTTCTTCCCGCTCACGGGCGATCTGGTCAGCACGACGACGCTCATCATGGCGAGCATGCGTCAGTTCTTTAATTCGTTTCTTGACGTTGTCCGAGTAACTCTCGATCTCGTCATCGGTCGGGTCATTTACTTCACGGTCAAGCGGCTTACGCCCCCTGTCCGCTTCTGGTGTGTCGTCGATCAGCTCAATCTCAAACTCGTCGTTATCTCCGGCGGATTTTTTATCCGCCTCCAGCTCATCTGGAAACTTAAACTCTTCGGGCATAGCCACTCCTTAGTATGCGCGGGTAATTCCGCGGGGATCATCCACCACAGCTTCGACTTGATCGTCGTTGATGAGGCGGAACTCTTTGCCGTAAATTTTGAAACGCGTACCAGCGTAAGCCCGCACGATCACAAAATCTCCAGCCTTGCACCACGCTCCGTTAGGGAACTTGGTGGTATCTTTGTATGCGTCTGCGCCCGTTTTTAAAACGAACAAGACGGTAGTCGAGTGCTCTTCTTGTCGGATCAAATCCGACGGTTTGACCAAATCCAACTCGGTTCCTGCGATCTTGTCAGATACGTCGGGCACGGCGCAGAGCAGTTTGTACCCCGAAGGTTCGGGCAGCAGCGTACCTTTTTCTTCAGGAGTCGCATCCGGCTCGGGTTGTTCGGTTGGTTGAGTAGTTGGCGGCAAAACCAAACCGGGAGGCAAAATAAGATCACTCATCTGATTTCTCTACTTTCTCTGCAAGGTCTATGATGTAACGCTCTGCTTGGGCAAGACCCTGAATCACCCCACAGAGTTTTTGATATTCTTCAAAGTTGCGGCAATGACCACTTGCGAGGTCATCGGCGTAGTTGTTTAAGTCTTTGCGTATTTGGTCGCGCAATACGCGTGCGAATTCGTGAATCATGCGTTACCCTTGGGTTCCGGTTTGTTACGTGCTTGAATTTGGGCTTTCATCATCTCTTTAGCGGTATCAAGCATTTGACCGCGTTGAGCGTTTTGTTGCTCTTGCTTGTGTTTGGCAATCTCTACGCCAGTCTTGACCCCAAACTGCTGTTCGGCCGATGCTTGCTGGTGTTTGACTCGCTGGCTTTCGGCACTGACTTTCATAGCCCCGAGCTGTAAGTTGCCGCCAAGCTTTTCCTTCTCCAGCGCCAATTTTTGGGCGTGCATTTGTGCGCTGCTCTGGAGCTTGGCTTGCTCGATGGCCGCTTGAGTCTGCGCTTGCTGAGCCTTGATCTGCACCTCTTGCTGCTTGATCTGGACTTCTTGCTGGCGAATCTGCAACTCTTGCTGCTGCATCTGGATAAGCGGGTCTTGCTGAGCTTGCATGTTTTGCTTTTGCTGAGCTTCTTGCTGGTGTTGCTG